GTGGCCGGTAAAAAGTTTTACTCATTGATTACCACTGCCGGGCTGGAGCGACTGGCAGGCGCTGCCGTCTCAGGTGAGCCGGTCGGTTTTGCACTGATGGCCGTAGGGGACGGTAACGGACAACTCCCCGTACCTTACCGGGAGCAATCCGGTCTTGTCAGCGAGGTGTATCGCTCGGCGCTTAACGGGCTGAAAATTACCGATGCCGCCGCGAATGTGATAGAAGCGGAAATGCTGATCCCCCCGCAGGTCGGCGGATTTACCATGCGTGAGGCGGCATTGTACGACGAAGACGGTGTTTGTCTCGCCGTGGCAAATATGCCGGAAACCTATAAACCGTTGCTTGCTGAGGGTTCCGGGCGATTCAGCGTTATCCGTATTCAGCTTGCTGTTGCCAGTACGGCAGATGTTCAGTTACTGAATGACCCCGGCGTCGTCGTGGCGACCATTGAAGATGTGATTAAGGTCGGCAGTGAGACCCGTGATTACACCGACAATCAGTTGAGTGAGCACGCGAAATCACGAAATCACCCGGACGCCACACTGGAAGAAAAAGGATTTACCCGGCTGAGTAACGCCATTAACAGTGACAGTGAAGAACTGGCGGCTACGCCTAAAGCCATCAAAGCGGCTATCGCTTCGGCGGTGCGCAGCGCCTGGGAGCTGGATAACCCGGTCGGCACCACCCGATTTTTCAGTCAGAATTTGGATCCGAATGAGCGCTGGCCCTGGTCGCAATGGGTGTACACCGGCGAAAATAAATCAATTCGCGTCGGCAAGGCTGACGGTTCCAACGTCGGGCAGACCGGCGGCAGAGATACCGTCACGCTCCAGAAGGCCAACCTGCCCGCCGTTCAGATTGACGTTACCGGGGAAACCAGTGAGCAGGAAGAAAAGACGCTGACAACAACGGAAAACGGAGCGCATAACCATCAGGGCGGTGACGGTGCACCGGGTGAACAGTGGCGGGAAGGGACACACGGCACGGATAACCAGAAGGATGCTAATTTTAACCTGACCAGTGATGCGCCAGCGCACTCGCATGACGTTACTATCCCACCGCATAAGCACTCGACAACCGGCAAAACTGACAACCTCGGCGAGGGTAAATCGTTCAGCGTGGTTGAAGCGCACACTCTGCTGATGTGCTGGGCGCGGGTGGCGTGAGTATCGAGTACCGTCAAAATTAACCGTGCTGCAGCACGGTCAGAAATGGCGATGCTTGCCGGTATAAAAAAGCCCCTCGATGAGGGGCTTTTTGCTGGTTAAAGCAGGCTACTGAGGGAGTTTGATACCGAGTTAACGGCTTTGGTTGCGCTGGTTTTGAGATCATCCAGCACGTCACTGACTGACGACGTCTGTAGCTTCTCGCGGAAATCTGCATCCGCGCGACTGAGGCTGATCGTGAACTCAATCTTCTTGGGGTTGCCGTAGCGATCAAATTCCGTCTTTCCCCGCTCCAGCCGCGTCATGACGTACATTCCGTAAATCTGCCCGTCACCTTCAATCAGCGGCCAGGGACGACCGGCAAAGCCGATGGTCTCCAGCGCTGAAAGCGACCACCGCCCGCCGGTGATTTCCGGATAGAGCACACCGTCAAGGGTGATCGTATCGTCACCCGGCCCGATATACTGCCAGGCCGCCGACTGATTAACCCGGTCATTTTTAACGTGTCGCCACTCCTGCGAGTGCCGAAGCTGCTGATATGGGACGGTGCGCAGCGTAAAAACAAACATCCCGAATACCATCATCATAGTGATAATCCCCTTTATTCCCGATCGCGGTATGAACCACGGTTAGCTTTGCGGGTGCTGGCCATCGCATCGCGCACAGCGTTGCGAACCATTTTTTCAAGCTCCTGATCCGAGCGTTTGCCGACGTCGTTAAAGACCAGCTGGAAGAACGGTGCAGCACCCGACGAGGCAGCGACCGGCGCAGATGTTGCCCCCTGTGTCGCCGTCGGTACCGACAGCACGCCGCCGGCCGCAGCCGCAGACACGCGAGGCACAGGCTGCGGAATAACCCGCGCCTCCTGATAGGCACCACGCAGCGCCAGTGCGCGCGGCAGGTTTTTAAAGACAATATCGCCGGGGCCGATTTTCTTCGTATTGTTGGCCGTCGCCTTCGTGTTATCTGCGATGCTGTTCAGGCGCCGCAGCGTGCCGTTATCTTCCCCTAACGGCGTACCAGATTTTGTGGATGTTGAGGATGGCTTCCATTCTTTTTTAACCATCTTTTTCTGTTTGGGGTCCCATTCCCACATAACAGGAGACCAGCCCCATTCCTTTTGAACCATTTTTTTCTGTTTAGGATCCCACTCCCATGATGTCGGAGCCTTTGGCGAAAGATTGCTTACTTTTGCTTTTGCAGCTTCAAGCGCAGATGGAATCAAACCCAACTTTTCAAGCAGAAGACTGACGCCTTCCGTCAACAATCTAAGCGGAGTAAAGAGCAAGTTAAGCGATGAACCCAGCACCTCTCCAAATGCCTTGCCGGCATTAGCGCATTTGTCTAAAGCATTGCGAGAGTAATCAATTGGGGAAAATAACCGACGAAACCAACTCCATAGTCGGGAAACTCCATTCGCTATTGAATCAAAGACCGGATATAAAAAAGAAAATGACTGAATAAGAGGCGAAAGACCGCGAAGAATTCCATCAAATAGACCAGAGAAAAAAGCTTTAATAGGTTCCCAGAATTTCCATATCAACAGCCCAGCCGCGACAAATGCAGCAGCAATTAGCCCTGGAATACCAAACACAGAAGCGAGAATCACCTTTAAACCAGAGAGAGAAAGACTTAGCGCGGAGATACTGCTTGTTGCTGTGATGGAGGATAGCCCCAACATACCTATCGCAAGCCTAAGCTTTGCAAATGGGCCAAGAATGAAACTTGCCGCAAGGCTTGCCACGCCGATAATGCCCGCAAGAACAGTAAGCGCCCCCGCGATGAGTATTATTGCTTTTGTTAGTCGGGGATTTTCTTTGGCCCATTCACTCGATGCCGTAATTGCATTACTTAAACTTTGCGTTAATTTGCGAAGGGGCCCATCAATGGTCTCTTCAATCTGAATGCGAAAACCTTCCCATGCGCTGTCGAGGTTTTTTAGATCGCCGCTCAGGTTATCAGCCATTTTTTTAGCGACGGCGGATGCCTCTCCTCCAGCACCTTTCAGCTCACGTACGAGTTTTTGCAGTTCCCCGCTTCCCGCGCCCGCAACCAGCGTTTGCAGACCAACAAAAGCCTCCTCCCCAGCGATATCTTTAAAAAAACCGACCTGGTCAACCTGCCCGTATTTTTTAGTCGCCTTGTAGAGGTCAAGAAGAATAGTTTCTACTGGTCGCATTTTGCCGCTGGCGTCCGATACCGATACGCCGAGTTGTTTTAGTGCTTTTGCTGCTCCCGCAGTGGGGGAGGCGAGACGGGCCAGCGAAGAACGCATGGCAGTACCGGCATCACTACCACGAAGGCCATTATTAGCCAGAATACCCGCCATCCCGGCAGCCTCTTCCAGGCTGATACCTAGCTTTGATGCTACTGGCCCGGCGTATTTCATTGTATCGCCAAGGCTTCGTAAATCAGTATTCGTGCGGGTAAATGCCGCTGTCAGCACGTCACTGACGCGATCCATCTCTCCTGCCGGGAGGGTAAATTGAGAAAGGATGTTTGAGCCAATATCAGCACTTTCACCCAGATCCATCCCACCGGCCAGCGCCATATTGAGCACGCCGGGTAAGGCCGCCTGGATTGATTGCGGCGTGAAGCCAGCCATGGCAAGAAACGCCTGACCGCTCGCTGCGTCGCGGGTAGTAAATGCCGTTTCCGCGCCAAGCTTTTTCGCCTGTAAACGTAGTGCTGCAAGCTGAGAATCACCCTTATTAAGCCGCGTCAGCGCCTGAACGCGCGACATTTCCTCATCAAAACCAACAGCAGGAGCCAGAAAGCGGCCGCCGGTATATCCGGCAGCAGCTGCGCCAGCAATTGCCATGGTGCCGCCGCCGCGAAGTCTCGCACCGGTTTCCTTCGCCTTTTCATAGCCTGCCTGCGCGCGTGTGACCGCCGCCAGGCGCTGCCGTTCGCGTTCAAGAGACAGGGCATATTGCTCGGTTCGCCGGATGGCAGATTGCACTGCGCCACTACCGGCGGTGAGGTTAACGCCGTGCTGGCGCACCGCCTGTCCGGCTGCACGTAGTTGGGTGGTCTGCTTGTTGTAGGTGTCCGTCAGCCGCGAGAGCTTGTTGCGCAGCGTTTCAAGCCGCGTTGTCTGCGCTTCGGTAAGCTGCCCGCCTTCACGTTGCTTCTGGTTAAGGCCATCAAAGGCGCGCTGGGTATTTCTGAGCTTCAGCGCCGTATCGTTAGCCTGTGCACGCAGCCTGTCGAAAGACGATGCGCTTTTTTCCAGATCTTTAATGGAAGACTGTGTTTTTTTGAGGGAGTCGGAAAGGCCGCCAATAGCTTTACTGGCGGCACTGACCGGGCGGGTGAGCTTATCAATGGCACTGAACGCAACGCGAATACTAAGATCCATCGTCGTCATCCTCCTGTTCATGGTTGCCGCTTCTGATGGCCGCCTTCTCGCGCCAGGCCATCAGCTCGCGCAGCTCCATGCCGTACATCTCGGAGGGCGGCCAGTGAAAAATAACTGCAATGTCGGCGATCAGATCGTCGACGTCAGAAAATACCGCCTCTCTTATTCGCTCTCCGCCTCCGCCGCGTTCGGTACGGACGGCGCCGGTTTCGTCAAAAAAGGCGTAATCTCTTCGCAGATGGCGGTAAAGTCACCGGTTGCCATAGTGCCAACATCAGAGGTGGTCAGTGATGGTGTGGTGACGCGAGTCAGCAGCGTAGAGACCGCATCGAAATCGAAGTTCAGTACATCAACCAGACGCAGGCCGCGCAGGGAGCCGGCCTGTTTGATATTCTCGTTGATGGTGATAGTAGTAATTTCCTGATCGCCGCGCTTAATCGGCTTACTGAGAATAATGGACATAACAGTTTCTCCGGGCGGCACACCGGCCGCCATAAAGGTGAGTAAGAAGGGTTATCAGCCGCCGAGGCCCAGCGCCGACATAATGCGAACCGGATAGAGATTCTGACCGTTCCGCTTGTAGATAAAGTTCAGCAGGTCGATTTCCAGCAATGGCTTATCGTCCACCGACAGCTTGTAGTAGGTGTTTTTGATGGCGTAGGTGTGGTTGGTATCATCACCCTGCTTGGCATCACCTGGATCGATTTCGGTGATACGCCCGCGCATCTCAACTTCCAGCAGTGAGCTGGTACCGCCGCTGTAAATCTCGCCGACAAAGCGCAGGCGCATTTCGTCGATATCACCGCCGTATTTCAGAATTAGCTCTTCGACCACACCGCCAACAACCATTGACGCATCGAGCGCCCCGGAATCCAGACCCAGATCGACAGCCACCGCACCCACCATACCGCCGCCCTGGTAATCTTCGGTCTTACGGGTCACTTTCGGTAGCGTCACGCTGGGGACTTTGCCGATATGGTTCACGCCGTCCACAAAGACGGTGAACAGCCGGAGTTTTTTCGGAATAGCCACTATTCACCTCCCAGCGATGCAAAAGCGGATTCGTAATACTGATCGGTGAATGTCTGAATCATCGTCAGATCTTCCAGCGGTGGCACCGGGCTGTAGTTGTAGCGAACGATAGCTTTACCCTGGCGAATGCCTGTTACCGGGTTATCAACGACGTCATACCAGCAGGCCGCGCCAATCAGCTTGCCAGCCGTGACCAGCGCCTGAAGTTTGGCGTTAATCCCGCTCACCACGTCTTTCACGTTCGCAGGGGTCAGCGGGGTATCCACGGTAGTGAACTGCGCTTCTGCGATGCTGTCTGCCAGAATCTGCGCGGTTCGCGTGTATACCTCGAAAATGAATTCTTCGGTGTCGGTGGTGCGGTTGCCCCAGAAGCGGAAGCCATCGCGCTTAATCAGCGTGGTGATCTCGTTGGCGTTCAGCTCGTTGGCGTCAGAGTCTTCCGCCTGCAACGCCCAGAACACGTCCTTCGCAATCCCCAGCACGTTTTTGACCGGCACGTTAGACAGTGATTTATGCCAGCCCTGCTCGCTGTCGATTAGCGCCCGCAGACCCAGCGCATAAGCCACGGCCGGGAATTCTTCATTCACACCAGTAAGTGGGTTATAGGCGATGAAGTTCGGCCAGATCAGCATTCCTTCGCGCTCAGCAAACGTTTCGCGGTAGGTCTTCGCCTCCGCAATGGTGTCGCAGCCATCGCAGTAGCTGTATGAGAACGCCCGCAGCTGCTTCGCGATAACCCGCAACTGCGCGGTCACTTCGGCGGTGTCGTACTCCGGAATGCCGAGAATGCGCGGGCGATAGCCGGTTTTCTGCTCTGCCGTCAGAAAGGCAAACATACCCGTGTAACTGCCGTCCGCCTGTGTGCCGCCGATAATCAGTTGCGACTGCGTTGGCTTGCCTTCACCGGCCTCAGCTTCGGCAACGCGCACAACGATCACGCGGGTGCTGACCTGGTCGGAAATAGCCTTCAGCGATTTGTAGAGCGAACCGGTTTTACCTGCTTTGCCGAGTACGCTGATAACCCGCGTCACAAGCACCGGAGTGTTAAGTGGGAAGGTGGCGGGGTCGGCGTCTTCGGCTACCGCGACCAGACCAATGACCGTTGAATCAATGTCATTGATCGCGGTCTGGAGGTCGGTATTTTCCTTGACGCGCGCCCCGTGGAAAAAGTTGTCGGTCATACTCTACCGCCATCATGTTGAGTGAGTTCGCGGTCATCTTCGCCGGGATAGGGGCCGCTGTCGTGCATTCAGGGTTGTGACCATCCCGCCACAACAAAAAGCCATCGCCAGTATCACGCGCGCATGAAACCATCAGCGGCGGAGGTAGATTCATGGCACTGACGACAGACACTATCGACAAAGCAAAAGCGTTACTGGACGAAGGGGCGCAGCGATTCCAGGACTATCAGTCCGAACTGTCGCGCGTACCGGCCTTCAGTATACTGATGGGCGGCAAAGCACTGACGCAGCTGGATCCGCGCATTATTTCGCTGGAGCTGACCGACAACCGCGGATTTGAGGCCGACGAGCTGACCATTGCTATCGACGACAGCGACGGATTGATCGAGCTGCCGCCGCGTGGTGCTGAGCTATCAGTATCGCTAGGGTGGCAGGGCGAACCACTGGTTTACAAAGGGGTTTACACCGTTGACGAGGTCGCCCATTCGGGGCCGCCGGACAAGCTGGAGATCACCGCCCGCAGCGCGGATTTTCGGGACGAGTTCAACGTCAAGCGCGAGGTGTCCTGGCACGACTTGACGGTCGAGCGCATCGTGTCGGCCATCGCCAGGCGTTACAAACTGACGCCGGTGATTTCCGAGCAGCTGATGAGCGCCGAGATTGACCACGCCGACCAGACCCAGGAAAGCGATATGTCATTTTTGACCAGGATGGCCGACCTGCTGGGAGCTATTGCCACCATCAAAAACGGTAGCCTTCTGTTTATCCTGCCGGGTGGTGGCGTCAGCGCGAACGGCAAAGCCCTGCCGCAGTTTGCGATCACCCGCTCCAGTGGTGACCGGCATTCCTTCCGCATCGCCGACCGTGACGCTTACACCGGCGTGCAGGCGTACTGGCTGGATCTGGAGTTTGGCAAAAAGAAAAAAGTCACAGTCAAGGCACGAAAGAAAAAAACTGAGAAAAAGCCGCGCAGCAGCGCGAGGGAAGGGGATTATATCGCCGGTGAAGACGGCAACGTTTTTGTGCTGCGGACAACGTACAGCAGCGAGACCGCCGCGCAGCGTGCGGCCGCTGCCAAGTGGCAGCAGCTTAAGCGCGGCGCCGCCGAGTTCTCTATGACGCTTGCATATGGCCGCGCTGACTTGTACCCGGAAATGCACGGTACGGTATCAGGCTTTAAAACAGATATTAATAATCAGGACTGGATAATTGCGAAGGCCACGCACACGATCGATGAGGGGGGGTTTAAAACGCAGCTGGAGCTTGAAGCGAAAATACCTGAATGGATTGCAGAAACGGAGTCATAGCAGCCATAATAACGTTGAGTTCAACTCCCGCCCGGGAGGCCATCATGTTCAAGTGCCCCATCTGCGGTGCCGTTGCTAAAACGCGCACCAGTCGTCCGTTGAGCAATACCACCGTTCGGCATTATCACCAGTGCCAAAACTTTGAATGCAGCATCACTTTCACCACGCTAAACAGCGTTGAAAAGCTGGTCACTAAGCGCGGTCATCGCGAAAAGTTGCCACCTGGATTTATCCCCTCAGATGCGTTCCCGTCATCACACTATGGCGATCCGCAATTAAGTCTCGCCGTATAAAGCAAGCCCCCGCAATTTAAGACGCGGGGCTTTTTGCTTGAGTAGCCATCAAGAAAAATGATAATTGATGTTCATACCAATGGGGAGGGGAAAACAGTTATGAAAAGGGTATTGCCTTTAATCGCGATCATCGCCTTGGCTGGGTGCAAACCTAGCGCCGACAAGGCCATTGAGTTGGCAAAGAAGGAGATCGCAGCCGATATAAGAGATCCGGATAGCTCTAAGTTTAGATACGTGAGATTCATTCAGAAAGAAGAAGCCCAGGACGGGACTATTGTCGGCTATGTTTGCGGCCAGATAAACGGCAAAAATGCTTTTGGCGCTTACTCAGGATTTACCCCCTTCATGCTTGAAATAAAGATGAAATCAAAAGGTACTTTCAGTAACTCGGTTACTTACTCTGTATATGGCAAACAAATTTTCACAGAGTTTGGCCGGTCAACACCATATTCGTATTCTAGTATATGCGGTGGAGACGAATAG